CCCCTTAGAAAGTATGAACCTATCAGAAAAATCTGGGACAAGAAACGTCCCAGCACCATACCCGTAGTTTGTTCCAATTAGTGCATATAAATCAGCATATTCAGTTGTACTATAAGCCGTTCCATCGCAAAGAACCCAACCATCAGGAATGGTATCTGATGGCCATATTTTAATTGTTCCCACCGGGCAGAGGTATTTTTCTATGGAATCAAACAGCTGAAAACCGTTGGTCGTATTTTCTGCCAGCTCATTGGGGGTTGTTCCTGTAACCCGAAAGAACTGCCAGAGGCTCTGAATAAAATCTGAGTAGGTTGCCTCAACAACGGGAGTTCCGGTAACACCCGTTGCCTGATCGAGTATTCCGCCGTATGGTTGGTCAAGCGTAATCGGTGCGCTGTTTGGGAGGGAACTTGTTTTTCTCATGCTAAGTAAATAACAAATAGGTGAAGTATTGTATCGATTTCGTTATCAACATTCAATGTCCAGTATTCGTCCGATGATTCGCCGTCTAAGTCAGTAAGGCTAAATATATCGGAGGTATTCAGCTGCCGCCAGCTGCTATCGTAGAGAAAGGGGAGAATTTTATACGTTGATTTAAGGTGATTGTAGGTTACCTTATAATCAACCACGTCCGTCTGGGTTATTTCGTACTGCTCAACACCGTAGATGCTGGCAATGACAGGGTTTAGCATGTCGGCAACCACCTGCCCGGTAGTTCCCTGTACAATTTCCGTAACCGTATTCTTTATAATTTCCATGTCGCTGTATTATACCATTTTCCAAGCATATTCCAAGTTTCATCGGCCAAAATCCAATCATCATTGTTGACAATTCTTAAAAATGCAACCGTATATAGTGGCTTTATAGTCAATATTATATGCCTAAATTCCTCAATTCTATATGGCGGGATATTAGGGAAGTCATCGAAAGTATCCCCCGCCACCCAGAAAATATTTTTTAGGGTATCTAGGGTTAAAAGGATATCCGCCTCATCCTCATTATCAAGATAGTTGGCAACTATCTCGCTATAAAATGGAACGGACAATCCTCCGTGTGTAGTGTTCAAAGAATGCAGGGTATCCTTAGAGTGCGATGTTGCAGAGAAATAATTCTTAACATCTTGGTACTCGTATATTTTAACGTCAAAATTTGCATCCCTAAGTTGCCCCTCTAGGTAATTTTTATGCTGCCGACCCTTGGCGTTGCTGGGGAATTGCATTTTTCTATAAATGGTAGCCATCCTATTCGCTAAAGAATCGTCTTCGCTCCCTGATATTGATAAAACTCGCTCCCATTTCGCAGCATCAGCAACTGAAAAAACGGTATTATCTGGTATGATCACATCAAGAATCGCCAACCCATCATTTAATGATTCACTTTCTTTGTCGGCTAACCCAAGCAATAATTTTTCAAAATTCCCGCCAACAGGTACATTAAAAGCTCTCCCGGTGGGGAAAAGTTGTTTTTTTAACTTAACAATATCGTCGTAATCGCTACGCATAAACGATGCTATTTAAATAAGGTATATTCCCATTTAAAAACTGAAAAGGCAATGCCAATCCGTTGCAAGTTGCCTCAACGCTATCATAAGTGTTCCCGGTTTCAACAGCCTCAGAAATTGCCACAACAACATCGCTTAAATAAAGCGTATCTTTTCGGTCATTTATGTCGCCAACCCCTGAAATGAATGGTCTTTTATAGTAAAGCAAGTCGGTTATTTTTTCTGTTATGGAGGTCTTTGCGGTGTCAATTTGACTCTTTAGGTTGGTGATTGTGATAATTACCGGAACGGGGGTAATTGATAAAATACTTATTTCAGAAAGACCTATTTGCCTACGACCCCTATTATAGATGCTTTGTGTCGTGTCAGGGTCAAGCTCAAATACCCCAGTTTTATCTGATTTCCAGAGTGCTTCCTTTAATGCATCGGTAGGTGTCCCATGTCCATCCGTAGATGCAGCCACCGTAGCCTCTGCATAAATAGAGACTACCCCCGAAGTGCCGAGAGCAGTATATGGGTAAACGGTTCTAATCCCATCAACATCCAACGCCCAGTAGATATAATCCGATGCTGATCCTCCATTAGGCTCTAGCCGAAATGCTTGCAAAACCAACTCCCGGTAAACCTCCATATCTTCATCATCAGTTGGTATCGTATCAACGGAAGAAACAACGGCTTTGGAGGTTATATTAGTTATTGGGTTGACGGTATATAAAATATCATCTTCCGCCAACTCATAATCAGTCCCTGAATTATTTGCCAAAACCGAAACCTGCCCGGTTGTTGATAATAATGTGACTGTTTCGGTAGTTGTGAAAAGACAATTTGGGTTTGTGCTTTCTGAACTACTTTTAAATTGTGTACCAATTGGCAATGTAGCCCCAATTATCCCGGTTATTGTTAAGGTATACTCACCTTGTATTGCCGGATAAGGGTCTCGGCCTAATTTTATTCTGCCAAAACGCTCTAATGTTCCCCCGATTTCTTCGCTATCTGCCAAATCAGGCCAAACATTTTTTTGAACATCCATGAGAGCTAGATAGTATAATTTTAATACCCCGGCATTAACCGTTGCAAAAGCCGTCAATACCCTTTTCAGGTCGTTTTCCGAACTTATAGAAAACCTATTTTTAAAGTCCGCCGAAATTGCGGTAAATAGTTCAGTTAATGTTGGTGCTATTATCATCTTCTAATATTTCATCTTTTGCGTTATCCCAAATGTATGAGAATTTTTTGTTATCATATTTTACAACATTATCAATCAATTTAACCCTGTCTGCAGTTTCAATTGTCAAATTGGTTTTATGTTCGGCAAATCCATCTAAATAATCCAAATCAGCACTTGCAACCCTTTCCAATTTTATCCTTCCTGAGCTGGAAAGTTCGATTTCGTTAAGCGATTTTTCAAATTTGGAGCTGAATTGCTCATTTCCCCTCGTTCCTAAAAGTAGATTATTTGCCCAGTAATCTAACCTTTCCTCTCCATCCAGCAGTTGATCGCTGGTTGATGCCTGTTTGTTCCCTCCAAAATGAGCTAAGTATGGCTGGTTGTAAATCTCAGAGGTTAATTGAACGTCCCCCCCCTCAAAGTAAAGGTCTCCCCCTGATCCTGTTTCTTTAATCTTTAAATCCATTAAAACCTCCTCGTACTATTTACCATTACAGGGATTGCTTGTAAGTTTCCCGAAACATTTGCCCTGTTATTCGGGTCGTTTATGTCAATTTTCAAGTTCTGATTATTGTTCGATTCAATCGTTTTCTTTGATTCAAGTACGGCGGCATCTTTATTAACAGGTTTTTCTTTTACCAAACCAGTATCCAAAACACCTCGTATATCACCTATTTGTTTTGTTGCATCCAATGCCCATTTTGCCCCGGTAATTTTTCCAACTGCACCCAAAATTACTTCCAAAGGTTTCAGGAAAAATGACAACAATGCCCGCCCGATTGCTTTTATACCTTCTAAAAATCCACCTTCGCTAAAGGCTTTCTTTATTCCCTGCCAGCGATCTTGCATAAATGCGATAAGTTCAACTATTTTCATTATCGGGTTAAATAAAGATAATATTTGCCATATTGCACTTTTTGAAAATTCGTCAACTTTTGCCTTTATTTTGTCCCAATATTTTACAAGCAGGATAATAACACCAACCAACGCCATAATTCCAGCAATAATCCAAATGATTGGGCAACCAAATAAAGAGGTATTAAATAGCCATTGTGCGGCCGTGGCAATACCAGTTACTATTTTCAAAGTATTCAACGCCACTACGTTCCCCTTTAAAGCCATTATCAACCCACCGTGCATTGCGATCGAAACGCCCAATGCGACGTTTTTCGCAATAGTAACCGCAGTTATTGCTAATGTAATGGTCTTATAAGCTATATAGTAGGCAATTACACCACCTATTACCCCAATTATTAACCCTAAATTATTGGTAATCAACCCAAGAATACCGCCAAAAATATTCAAAATACCCGATGTTTCCGACCCGGTAATCATCAGGTTTTTAAAGCGACTACCTAATTGCTCAATTCTTACATTAAAAGCAGTTGCCCTGGTTGCGGCTTGCGCCATTGCATTACCTTCAAGATACTGATTATTAGATAAATCCTGCACTACTTTATTTTGATTTATCAATGACAACAACATCCCTGCACGCTCGGCCCCTACTAATTTTTGCGCTTGACCTAATGTCAGGTTTGCTTTAGCCAAATTATCAAAAGCTTTTGCGCTACCAACAATTTTTGGGTTAAATTGCCCGGTTGTAACCCCTAATTTATTTAAGATAGCATTAAGCCCGGTTGAGGCAACCTCTACCGATTTTGACGAAGGCGCAAGTGCCTGCAATAAAGCCGCCGTTTCATCAACATTCAACCCCAATACCCTCGCTGTCCCCCCGACTGTTTTCAATCCATCGGCCAATTGCGATACCGTATAAGTGCCTTTTTGTTCCGATGTTGACAAAATGTCAACATAGCGGGCGGCTTGGCTGGCGTTGTCCCCAAAAATCTTTAAAATAGAAGTCAATGATTGAGCCGTCTCAGGAAGATCCGCCCCGGATGCCTTTGATAGCAAAATAGCCGCCCTAGTCATCGCCCCCATATCTTTTGCATTTTCTAAAAGGGTGGCATCCAAACTTCCCATCAGTTCCATTGCCTTTGAAACCGTAGGATAGGCTAATTTCAGTTCATTGCCTATGTTTTTTATTTCCTTTTCAAACGGGATAAATGTTTTTCCGGTTAGCCCTGTAATTGCTTGCAAACTCCTAACCGATTGGTTGTAATCGGTCATCGCACTTGTAGCCGTAGTAACCAGCGAGCCAATAGCCAAGCCTCCGGCTAACCCCATGGCGGCAGTTTTCAACCCGCCCATAGCCCTGTTCATACGAGACATAGAACTCTCCATACGTCTAGCGGGTGCTGAGATCATATCAACCGCCCTGAAAATTGCCGATGCTGAAAAGGTCACCGCCATTAACCCAATGAGTTTATCTGTTTAGAGTATTCTTTCGCATCTTCAAACCAATAGTAAAGTCCATGGTAATCTTTTGAATCTAAATAAAGCCCATCGATTACATCAGGGGTGAAACGGTACATCCGAACGACTGATTTAACAGCGGATTCGAACGACCGCCGCCCCTCTACATAAAAAAAACAGAAACAATTTGATCCATTAATTTGAAATCAACAGAATCTATTTTCTTCAAAACAAGCATGTTTTGACCTGTAATTTTAGCAGCAAGCCGTCTTTGAGCCTCGAAAACTTCTCCGCTATCTTTGGTATCAATATTTTTAAAAATTTCTTCACGATCAGAAACGGTCCAACGGCCGTTATAGACTAATTTATCTATAACATTAGCCCCAGAATTCTGATCTTTAATTGGCTCTCGGAGGGTCTGGGTGATTATTCCGTTATCAATGATAATTAACCCGGAAGAAATTGCCCGGACAACTCGATCAAACCCAACTTTTTTATTTTGATAGTCATCTCGATCTTCCTTTATCTTGCTACTTTTCTGCTTTTCATCAGGGATTAACCCCTGCGCATCATTGTCGGTTAAAAAAGAAATCCATTCTTTCTCAGCGACTTCAATTGAAATTTTCTGTTCCATTTCTGTTTTTTTATGTAGTTAGAAAAGAAGCCGGAATTACCCGGCTTTTATTAAAGTTTCGCCAACTTACCACCACCACTTATTTTAAGCGGGATAGTTCCATCATAGGTAGCTCCTTTTAACTCATCAATTATGCTACCTTTTCCTGTCCAAATTGACCCATCGGCAAGTTCAAAAGTGCAATCAATTTCTTCAAAAGAATCCATTAAATCCTGAATAGTTTTGATCAAATCAATCCCGCTCTTATTCCATGCAATAGGAGGGCATTCGACAACCCACGGAACTCTTTTTTTCTTTACAATTGGCTCTCCGCTCCCGGTAATATCGAGTTCATTTTGAAAACCGCCCGGGGTCAACTGCCCATTTTCACCCGCTTTTGGGTATAAAGTCACAGTACCTAATGTACTATGTTTTAACCCTATCTGTAAAAATTCTGTTCCTTTAAACATATCTCAATTTTTTATGATCCGTAATAAAAACCAGCCTCAGCCGTGGTTGCGCAGATACGAGCAATTCCAGTTCTCTTGTATCTAAAAAATGTATCAAAGCGATCTGGGTTAGTTGAGTTAATTCCAACGGTCAAACTTTCTTTCGAGAATTCAGGTTCAGCGATTAAGCCCCTGTCTGCCAAATCGTCAAACATTTTGTAAAGAATACCCTTCCAGTTTGCAGGGGTAATCGTGCTTGATGCGCTTGAAATCGTCCCGTCAGGGATTAATGTATGGTTGACCACATGAATAGCCTCCAGGAGTTTATAGGCATAGCGAATATTCCAGTCTAGGATTAGATTTCTTACATACTTAAACTGAGGCGTTACTTCGCTAGTAGGATTGTAGGTTGTAACTAAATCCTTAATAATTATTTCCCCACCAACATAATCTACGGTTGAAAGTCCTGCCTTTATTGCCGAATCCCGGTAGTCGTAATCAGAATAATCCTCGATAATCTCAGCATCAACAATAGCATCCGGGTATGGCCTATCATTAACGTCTAGGTGTGGGCTATCCTGAGCCATCGTGGCCACCAACCGAACCACATTAGCGGCAACCTCAACAGGTAGATGCTTAACATTCGGGGCGGGGCAATAAACATTAGTACAGTCATTTGCCCTAGAAGTTACAACGACATCGGTAACTGGATCGGTTGTATTTTTTGAAAAGAAAGCCAAAAATGGTTTAAAAGTAATAGCTGCATAACGACCAGTAGGTGAGGTTGGATCAGGGATACCATTAACCAATTCTAAGGCATCCAAAACACCACTATCCGATCCGTAAGGGTTGACAACCAACGTGTTCCAATTGTTTTCAAACTTAGCCAATGCAGCAGCGACCAATCCTGTTACTGTGCCATCAACTTTAACAATAGTATAGGTCATTCCAACGGGATTTTCATCGGTCTCGATACGACTTTCAAATACACTTGAAATGCCCTTCCATTTTGAGGTTAGAATAACAACGCCTGTTGATCCTGCGCTTGCGATAACCGGACAACCAATAACCGAGTTAATGGCAGTAATCACTTTTGCAGCGATCAACGTAGGGGTGTCGGCCAAAACAACATTTACTTCATAACTTTGCCCATCAACCGACGTGCGCCCAGCAATGACAGGATAAATCTTTGCATTTGCGGTCGCAGTAGTGCCTGTTATTGTTAAAGTTGAAACGGTAGCCGTTGGAGTCGTTCCACCTTCAACAGGGTAAATATACGTTGGTATTCCGCTTACCCCACCGCCTTGCAACGGGCGAAGAATTCGGGCGGCCATGTACGCTGGGCTGCCGTAACCCATTTTGTCGCCAACCGCCGAGGCATTTGTAAAAGCAAATGGGTCTAAAGAAAGGCCAGAAACCTTATCGGTGTTGGCCTCTGATAGTATAGCAATGCGTTGCGGTAGGTTCGGAGAGGTGGAGTTATAATCACCCTTCGTGATCTTATATCCTACCACGGCCGACCTTGCGCTGGAGCTTATTGCATCTGAAATTGTACTCATTTTATGTGGTTATTAATTCGTATTTATATCCTTTTTCGGTATCTGAAATTTTAACCGATGTATGTAATTCTGTTTCTAAAACGCCCGTTTCTGTTTCGGTTGTTTCTTCTCCAAAATAGTGAGCCTCGACAATACCAGCAATAGTATTTTCAGCATCGTTAGTTACTCTTGGCTGGGTTCTGGTAAAAGATTTTATAAATCTGCTTTGGATTTTGTAATCCGTGAAATCTAGGTTTCTATTCTTATTATCCATCAAAATCGCCCGAACCATTCCACCTGTTTTTGCAAGTAAAATAGCTGCCTTTTTATCACCTTCTCCCGTGGTGCTTGTCGATGCGTTTGCATAAATCTCGATAAAAAACTTGCTTTCACCCCTGCTAGAGAAAGCGGTTGTTTCGTCCGTAAAATCAACATCAGAAAAAACGATATTAATTACGGGTAACTCTTCTTTATCAAAAGGACAAATGCGCTCAAGCCAAACAGTTGGATTTACTACGGTTAATAAAACAGGCACGGTATCGTGTTCGTGAATATGGTTATAGGCATCGATTAAAACTTTCTGTGCCGAAAATTCAGCAACCAGAACACGCCCTATAGCATCCCGGATTAGTTCAAATCGCTGTGTCGGAATTATACTATGCAGCATAATTTCCAAGGTTTAAAACGATAACACCAAGTGTCTCATCAGCGTAATTCTCCTTCACCGAATAAGTGCGGGTTATGCCTGCTGAATCCGAAAATGTTACCAAAACCGAACGCATCGCAACCTCATTGGCTGTATTGCGAGGTTCAAATTCTGCCTCAATTAAAGTAGCCTCACTTATTGAAACATGCGCAACCTTTGAATTAACAGAATTTCCATCGGTATCAAAAGAAAGATGGTGAACCGGGGCTAACCCATTGACAATATAGGTTTCTTCGCCTTTGGTCAACAAAATAGAGGTTTCAAAGCCACCTGAATTTAGTATCCTTTGAGCATCGACCTGCGCCATTGTCAATATCCGTCCCATTTATTCCTTATCTTTTTTTTCTTTTGA